TATGACATTGAACGCAGTAATATATCGAGACGAGAGCGGCGTATATTGCGCTGAAATACCCTCGCTTCCCGGCTGCTGCTCGGACGGCGACAACCGAGCCAATTTCGACAACCTTCTTAGGCACTATGGCAGTCTAAAGCACATCCTGGGAGAAGGGGACATTTGACTGCCTCGGTTTAAATGGTTGATACTTTTTTTATATCAAAAAGATATCAATCCCCCATTGACCCATCGCGGAAGGGTGTGGTATAATCCACGTCGTTACAGCACACAATTGTGTGTTTGCGACACAAAGGAGACACGAAAATGAACAACACCTGCGAGATGAAGGGCATTGCTGATGTTCGCCGCGAATACGAGACGCGCACCGGCAAGCCGCTTTGCATCTACAAGGCGTACCCCGAAATCGGGCGCGGCGGCGTCGATCATGACCAGCCGTCTCATCGCGAGGTCGAGCGCATGTTCGACCGTGCGCTGAATCCGTCCCTGTTCGAGCGGATCGTGAATTTCCTCGGTGGGTGGAGGTTCGCGCCGTATGCAGTCTGACAGTCCGTTTCTCCAAGTCCGCGACTTCTACCTGACCCGCTACCGTCCGCTCGACATTCTTTGGAGCGTCGGCCTTGCGGTGTTCGGCGCAGTTCTCGGCTGGGCGATGTCGAAGTTTCTTGGTTGACCACGTCAGGAGGCGACAACCGAGCCAATTTCGACAACCTTCTCAGGCACTACAGCCGTCTAAAACGCATTCTGGGAGAAGGGGACATTTAAGATCAAACAGAGCGACCAAATTGTGCCCACAAAAAAATCCTCACATAGCGGCATGTTCGAAAAACACCTACATACTCCTACTTGCGAATCGGTCATCAAGGTTCGAATCCCCCCCCTTCCGCCAGCGTGCAGGGAGTGTTTTTATTGGGTGGGATTGAGGTTTAAGGTGGTTTTGGTGTGTCCGCTTTGTGACCAACTCATAAGGAGGAAATCATGAAGCTGACGAAGAGAGGGAAGGTGTGGTGGATCGACTACCGTGCGAACGGCAAGAGACACCGGCAAAGCACTGGCACGGCCGACAGAGCCGTTGCCAAGGCGTTCATGGAGCATATCGACGTCGCCCGGCGGATGCCGACATTCGAGGCAGCCGTCGACGTCCTTCGGCAGTTCTATCCGGAAGAAACGCGGCAAGGTCTGATTCCGCTTTCCGGAATCTGGGAAACCTACACGCGGCTCGCTGCAGCTGTCGGCAAGGACAAGCTCTCGCTCGATACACTGCGCAAGCGCAAGAACTACGTCGAACGACTCGTCCGATGGATCGGCGAGAAGCGCGCGACGGTTAAATACGCCGAGCACGTGACAGGCCCGATCGCCGCCGGCTTCGCAGAGTCCCTGGCGAAGTCGTTGAAGACGAAAACGCGCCGGAACATCATCGGGGATCTCTCGACCGTGTGGAACACGCTCGAGAAGGCGTCTGCGGGCATTCGAAATCCCTGGCTGCACCTCGCGCCGCCCGACACCGACGGCAAGCGCGGAGAGGCGTTTTCGCGCGAGCAGGAGCGTGCGGTTCTCGAAGCGGCGAAGAAGGTCGGCAAGGACTGGTATCCAATTTGCGCCATCATGCAGGGCACAGGGCTCCGATACGGCGACGTCGCGATGATGGAATGGAGCGAGATCCAGGGCGACGTCATCCGGCTGAAGCCAAACAAGACGAAACGCCACGGAATTTCAGTGGCGATTCCAATCGTTGGAGCCGTGCGCAGCGCAATCGCAGCGCTCGATCGCCGGGGAGACTTTCTCTTCCCGCTGCATGCCGAACTCTATCAGAACAAGACGTCTCGCTCGGCGAAGGACTCAAAGCTCAAGTTCCGGGAAGTGTTGGATCTCGCCGGCGTCGTCGGAGAAGGGTACTCGATACATTCCTGGCGTCATACGGCAGCGACGAGGCTCGCGGAAGCGGGCGCCGACATCGAGACGCGGAAGAGGATCCTCGGCCACACTGAGGACATCACGGCGCGCCGCTACGACCACGACGAGCACCTGGACGAGACGCGCGCCGCCCTGCAGCACATGCTCGCAAGCTGAAAAAAGCCCCTCGGCGAGGACAACAGTTCGCCGAGGGGCAGGGAGGTGAATGGCTGCGCGTAAGTTATGGATTGATAGCGTCGGTAGTGCAAGCACCGTCCGCGCAAGTACCGTCCGCGCAGGATCCGTCGGCGCAAGTCTCGGACGTCTGCGTCGAGGCCGAGCTTGCGGTGGCGGTGGCATTCGTCGTCGGCGTCTCAGCAGCGGGCTGAACGTTCACCACGGTTGTCTGCGGCGTCGTAGCACCTGCGCTCTTGACGACGGACGCGGTGCTCGCAGAGGGATTATACGCGGCGGCGGCGATCTGCGCAAGCTGGACGAACGCAGTCGTGTACGTCTGCATCGACCTGTTGAACTCTTCGCTTGGCGACGCTGCCGCGTTTTCAAGCTTGACTTCGAACCGGCCATCTTCCGACATGCCGCCGCTCATCGCGCCGGTATCGCGCTTGAGCCAGTGGTCGTTATGCCAGATCTTGTACTCGACCCGACCATCTTCCTCCTTTTCGTACTCAATCTTCGTCACCGTGCAACCGGTAACGAGAACCGCCGCAGTTACGGCGAACATCATCATCAGTTTTTTCATGTTTACTCCTTTTGTTTCCCCGGCGGAATTGCCGGAAGCCATTTTTGCCTCGTGCCTTTCCTTGGCTTCGAGCCACGCACGCCAGCCGAACTTCTCGGCAGACACGAACTTGTATAGTATCCTCGCGACCGCCCTTGCACGATAGCGTCGCGGATTTATGAAGCAGTAGTTGTAGTCCGCAAGCTTGAGGCAGTTTTTCAGAAACTCGTCGTTCGCGTACTCGAAGCCCTTGCGTGTGCCATCACTGAACTCATTTCGCAAGTCATGGACAAGCGCAGCAGGCTCAAAGATGGACAGAACTTCTGAGACCTTTTCACGCACTTCAGGATCGAGAAACTCCGGGCCGATCCCGTTGTAGCTTTCGCGCACTGTCTCCAGGTCAAGACCTTGCACAAAGTCCATTCCGTATAGCTCCGCTTCAACGCCCCGGGCGATCAGCGACTCAATTTTTTCTATTGTCTGCATTTTACTGTCCTCCTTTCGTGAAGTAGTACACAACCGCGCAAAGCGCCGCGACGAGTGTGCCGACGATCCCCATCAGCCACTTTTCCCATGCCGTCAGTCCGGACGGTTTCGTCTTGGTGCAGTTCGCGCACATCGCCTGATGCTCCTTCGCCACAAAATCGCGAAGGTCGTCCTTCGACCATAGACGGTTGATGATCACCTTCAGGACGTCCGCAAGGTCGCGGTTGCTCGGCTCCGGCTTATCGAGGCGCGCCAGCGCCTGCTTCTCCAGTTCCTCTCTCGGATCCATTATCTGTCACCTCCCGCCACGACGGTCTCCGTATCGGCGCTCGTCGCGGCCTTCTCCTCCGGTGCGAGTATCGCGATTAGAAGGTCGTAAAGCGCGACCTCGTCCTCGGCGCTCGCCTTCTTCTTCGCCTGTTCGATGGTCTTCAGAATCTTGTCGATGTTCTTCTGCGCGCGCTTCGCCGCCTTGCGGATCTCCCGCGTGGTCTTGGCGTCGGCCTGGAGCGGATTAGACTGTTCCTTGCCGACGATCTTCTGCAGGCGATTCGTGACGACGGCGGGCGCTTTCGTGTCCGGGCGTCCGTTTCGATGCCAGGTCGTGATGACGTATCCGGGGAGCGTAGTCGTATCGCGGTTGACGCAGATGCGCCGGTTCCGGAAGTAGGACTGCTGCGCCTTGGTGAGAGCGGCGGCATTCGCGGCGGATGCCGCGAATAAGAGCGTAAAGTGTAAAACGAAAAACGTAAAACGACGGAGGTCGCGGCGAAGCCGCTCCATAACTTTACACTTTACACTTTCAACTTTTAACTCTTTCATTCCGGTGTTCCTTTGTTGAAGCCATTGTCGAAGTAGAGGACGGCGCCGGTCACGCCGTTCGTGATAAATCCGGTGTAGAGCGGCGCATCGCCCATCGTCAGGAGGAGGTCGCCGAAGTCGAACCCTCCCGGGCCGCCGAAGGTTTCATTCGGCAGGTCGAGACATGGCGCACCCTGCGCCCACGCCGGACGCCGCACGGTGCAGACGTGGCAGCCTTCCCAGGTGCGCCCGTTGTGCACGACAGTCACGGCGTTCGTCCAGTCCGTCCACGTCACCTTGTTCGTCGTGCAGCGATCGTGCGTCTCGTAAACGACGAAGCGGTTTGGCGAGAGGTCGATCTGGCGGTTGAACCACACCCACTGCGTATCGGTCGTGCCGTCCGTTTCGGTCTTCACGACGTAGGCGGTCAGGTTCGTGCGCGAGGTCTCCGGCATGATAACGAGCGCAAGGCCGATCGCGTTGGTCGCCGCGTTCGCGCTCGTGTCGGTCAGGACGCGCAGGGCGTTTGTCATTGCGACATTGGCCGCGTCCGATATCTCGGCTGCGTGTTCCGCCGCCTCGCCCGCCGCTGCAGATTCCGCCGCGCTGCCGACCGTGCCGTCGTCGTTGAAGATATCGCCCTCGCCGTCCTGCATCACGACCTGCCGCTTCCAGGCGGGCTCCTCGATCGTCTCTGAGACCACGACGATATTCGTGCCGGTGGCGCGATCCTGGGCATTCGCGGCGAATGCCGCGGATGAGAGTGTAAAGTGTAAAACGAAAAGTGAAAAGTTACAGAGTCGCTTCACGACGACCTCCATCACTTTACACTTTACACTTTCAACTTTAAACTCTTTCATTGATTGCCCTCCGTGTAGGTGGATGTGATGCGCCACTTCGTCGTCTTGCCGACCGTGAAGCCTCCGAAGGTGATGCTGTTGGCGGTGGTGGTGGTGACGGTTTCGAACTGTGCTTCGCCCTCTAGCTGTCGCTGAAGCGCGAAGACGGTGGCCTTCGGGTTTTCGCAGGTCCAGTCGATGTGAACGAACTTCGACGTCGCGACGAAGTTTGTGATTGTGATGCCCGCATCCTCGATGACGACCGGCGGAGTGTCGACGCCCACCCACCAGTAGCGGTTCGTCGCGGCGTTCCCGGCGACGGCGAACGCGAGCACATTCGTCTGGCCGGTCGTCACGGTCGCGTCGATCTTCTCGAGCGCGCGCCATTGCTCCGACTCTGCGTTGCGCACCAACACCGGCGTCGCCGCAGTGACGTCGCCCGTCGTGAACTTCACATTGACGGCTGTGACGTCGTTCGTCGAGTCGTACTCCGCCTCGATGCAGACAAGCGCAATACCGTCGTCTGCACCTGCATTCGGAACGACATGCGGCTTCGTTGCGCCGCAATGCATAGCCAGGTAGACTGCGGCGAAACCGACTATCACGGCCATCGGGCCGCGCTTGCGCCACTTGCGCCACGCCTCGCCGATGACCGGCGCAGCGGCGAACGCCAGGAGAGCGACGAACGCAATCATGAACAGGAATAGCGCGGCGGCTGTTATCCCCGCCTGAATGGATCTGAGTGTATCAATCATCTTCCTCGACTCCTCTCAAAACGCCGCCCCTGAAGTGCAGCACCTTGTCGCCCCATACGAAGTCGCCGGTCACGCCGCCCGTGACGCCGTTCGGAAGGTCGAGCGTAGTGCCGTCGCCGCTCGGCGTGTCGGCCTCTGCCTTGATCCATAGGAAGTAGAAGGACGTTCCGGACGGATTAGGGATCGTCGCGGTGACGGTGTAGTACCCGGCGAACGTCTGGCCGTCGTAGGTGCGCTGCTCGGCATGATAGACCGGCTGCGAGACATTCGCGTCGTCCAGCTCGGCGAAATCGGTAAGGGCGCTCAGCGTGTTGCGGTGAAAGACGATCGGCTTGACGGTGCCAAGGTCAGCGGTAGAGACGTAATCGACCTCGACGACGATGCGCGCGGACGTCTTCTCGATCCACCGCGCCTCGACTATCGCCAGGACATCATCGTCGGTGATGGTGACAAGCGCAGAGAAGCTGTCGGAGAAGCCCGAGCGGTAGATCACGACGTTGTTGCTCATGATGTTCTCAGCGACGGCCTGGAGCGCGTTCGTCACGCCCCGTGCCGTGTTCTGTGCGGCTTCGGCCTTGGCCTCGGCGATCTGCACCTTCACGGCGTTCGTGGCAACGTCGGCGACGGACGCAACGCCCTCGACGTTCAGGTTGCCGCGCTGATCCACCATCATCACCGTGTTCGTGACGTTCGGGGCGGCGACGGCGGCGACGGTTGCCGCTGCGCACAAGAGGAAAAGGGTCGGTCGTTTCATCGTGTCAGTTCTCCACGTTGAGGTTCACGTTCGTCGTCGCTTCGTAGGTGAGGCTCCCGTTCCTCATGCGCGGCGTCCACCAGACTTCGAGCTCGGCGTCCCAGATGCCGCCAAGCGACTGCTCGCGGATCGCGGCAGTCACGTCTTCGGGCGTAGTCGCGCCGACTTCGGCTGCGGTGTACGTCGGCTTGCTCGCGGCCTTCGCCCAGGCGCTGATCGTCGGGTCGCTCTCCGTGTAGCCCGTGAGCGGCGTGATTGTCGAGCCCTTGACGTAGATCGTGCCGTTCGTCAGGCCGATTGTGGGGTCGGTTTCTTCCGACGATATGCCAAGCCCTTCGACATAGGCTTTCGTGACGATATTGGACACGGTGCCCGGCGACGCCGCCTCCGCCTTCGTCGGGTAGTCGCCAGCAGGCTGGTAGTCGCCCTTCGGTTGGAGCGGCTTGTCGCTCTGCGAGCCGAGCGTGTAGCCGATTATGTCCGTGCGGGTGCGGGTGGCGGTGACGCCTACTGCTGGGAAAACAACAATGGTCAAAGTACCGTCGGCGTTTGCGACGGATTCAGATATATCAACATCATCACTTTCCCAAGTCTGTCCGTCAGGAACGTCAAAGAGGCGGTATTCTTCGGAAACAGGGTCCCATATAACTTCCCAGTGATGCTCAGACGAAGGCGACGTGCCAGAGAACGTCCACTCGCTGAAAGTCGGCGTCTGCGAGTACACTGGCGTCAGCGTCGCGTCGGCGACGGACGCCTTGCCCGCCAAGTCCGCCATCGTCGGAAGACGTGTGCGGGTGGCGGTGAAAGAAATATTACCATCGTTTCCTTCGTTTTCGGCCCGTAAGGTGGTAGCGTAGGCATTGTCGTAGAGATAAAGCGACGAAGGAGAACCATTTACGAGCAGTTGAAACTGCCAGTAAGTGTCAGGACCCACATCTGGTACAAAGGTGGGCTGACCTATAACTTCAACTCCTGTTGACACGTCTGTATATACCCACTCCGTGAATCCCGCTTCGGCTTCGGCGCGGGAGAGGGCGCTCATCGCGGCATTCGAGACTGCGGCATAGTTCCCAGGTACTGGCGCGGTCGCCTCGATCGTCGCGACGAGCACCGCGTTCGAGGTGGAGAAGTCTGGCGCGGGAATCGTGGCGATTGCTGCCGCGATCTCGTTTGTGACGAAGCGTTCGGTCGCCATCGGGGCGCAATGCGCCGCCGTTGCCGCGATAAGGGTAGTGATGAACGCGATCGACCTAGTTGTCATAGATGCACCTCCGTTTCGTCCACGGTGAGCTTTATCTCGCCGTATTTGTTTTCCGTTGCAATAACCTTGAAGTAACACCGCCGCGTCGGCGAATACGCGTAGAGGTTGCGCGGAAGAATGTCAGGCATGACATGCGATCCGTTCGCGGGGTTGTCGACAATGCTCAGTGTGCCGCTCCCGAGCCAGCGAGGGTTCTGGCGCGTGTCTGTTCCGACGACGTGGTACTTGAGATCGTCGGACGACGTGGGAAAGTAGGCGGGCGCAAGATAGGCGAGGAATGTGCCGTCATCTTGGCGTGTCGCGGCAGCCGTGTAGCGCTCTGTGGGCGCAGGGTCGGTTAAGTCCTGGCCGGGGTCGGACGGGATCGATCCGGGACCGGAAATATCCTCGCTAGGGCTGGATTCGGGGCGATACTCAACTACGACGGCGAGCGACTCGATGTCGTCCGGGATGTCTCCGCATAACGTAAGTACCGCTGACGAGAGCCGACCTTGTGTGCAGGGGTCAAGGGGAAGGTCCAGTCGATCGGGGCGAAGATGGATGATGTTTGTTTTCATGAGTTCGATTGTTCTCCTTGTTGTTTTTTCTTCCGCCTAATGTTCTTAAACCTCCATTTGTGCCGCCGCAGTATGTTCTGCCATGATCTAAACTGAGCCTCCCCGCCCAAACCATCGATGCTCACCCAAGGTATGTCAACAGTCACAATACCCTTGCCGAACTCCCGCTCTTCGCCGGTGCCGGACATTGTAACGCTTTCAATCTCCCCATCTTTGATGTGAATGTCGCAAGGCCGAAGCATCATCGGGATCTCCAGGAAGTCAGCGGAGACATGGACGTCAAGGTGTTCCATAGACTCGTGCAAAGTGTTGAGCATTTCTGTCATCGCCTCAGACGCCTCCCCCAATGTCAAAGGGGCACCTCCGGCCGCTTCCTGTGTTTCACTCCAGATGAAATCGGATAGTTCCCGGACGTCGCGGCATCTCTCCTGCAGAAGCTTCTGCAAGGTGTCCCCGCCGAAAACCTGAAGCCTTGTTTCCGCCTTGTTCGTGTAAGTGGAGTAACCTCCGATCTCTGGGCGACTCCCGTCGCCGGAGTAGCACTGCCAGTTAAACCACGAATCCCGCTCCAGAATGTTCCAGCGAGCTCTTTCAGCAGCATCCACATCGCTGAAGCCAAGTATTATCTCGGCGTCAGTTATTCGATCCACCTCGTATACTGGCTTGGAGTAGCTGATCCCGCCATCAAGCAGAAGATATGCCGTTCCCTTGTATTGCATTTGGCTGACGGAAAAGTCCACGTAGATGTCCTCTGGATTCACGTCCTGGACAATGTTTGTCTCATTCCCTGTCTCGGCGTCGATGTATTTTAGCCGAAGTCTGTCCATGACGAAGTATGATGTCTCGCCGTAGTCATGGTCCCCGCCGACGACTCCTCCCAGCCCTGTGATGGTTATGTCTCCGTCCTGTGCGTTATAGCTCCCCCAGTCGAAAGGAAGATCATCTAGGTAGTCACCCCACCACTCCTCCCCGAGGTCGCGCGGAATCCACGCCAGGTCAAATTCGAGTGGTTCTCCATATCCATATACAAAGACTATCGGTCGACCGATTCCTGCACGCGGCGATTGAATTGGAAGCTGTGTCTCCACGCGCTCCACCGTCACAGTCGTAAGCGTGTCAAAGCTGGGTGTGTGTACGAAGACGCCGCTCATGTCGATTTCCGCATCGGAGTCAAATATGTCGCCGAGTTGAAAAGTGTATGTTCCGTCAGTCACGGTAAAGGCTACGGGGATCTGCGCCACGGGGGACAGATACTCGCTTTCCGATGCGATGTCCTCGACTACGAACCGGGGCGCATATTCGATGTTTTCATGCTTGATCGGATTTATGTGTGTTATCGGCTCGTATGAGTATTGGCAGTCGGCCAGCAGTTCGCTGATGATTGCCATCCGTGTCCAGGACGGCCGTGCGCTGTCGCTTCTCCACCACCTAAGATCTGTGTCCGATAAATTGTCAAGCGAGTCCCTGATCGAGACGTCTAGCGGTTGCCAATAGTTGTGTATTTCACCGCCGGGGCTGATCCCGGCAGCTCTGTATTTCCCATACTGGGCGGATAGCCAGGGGAACCATGATGGAGAATCGGGTTGCCAGGCGTCAAACCCAGGGTCCGGAGTGAAATACACGTCGTTTGTACACCTGCCGAACGTGGGGAAGGAGTTTCGCCACATCTCCTCATATTGGGCGGTTAGATAGCTGTTCGTCGTCCATTCCCTAGACATGACATTTTCGACGCCCACGGGGCCGGATTTATTGACGCACCCATTGAGCCTTTCCGAGCCGAAGTTCTTCAGCAGCCCGTCCATTTTTGCGTACAAGCCAGGGTCGCTGTCTGGCCCATCCCAAGTCTCCACCCTAACCAAAGTCTCCTCTATGGGCGGCTCATGGCCGTTGTTGCTTAGTGTCAAGTCGTGGTTGATCCAATCCCAAAGACGCCTCTGCAGGCCCTTTGCGGGGAATACGTACTTATGGTCTCCGGCTTCGGCGTCGCTTTTGAAATACTTCCGCTCGCCAATTGCCGACATCATGGACGCAACGACGGCACTGTAGCTGGGTGTCATGCGCAAATAGCCATTCGTCCCGCTCTGAGGTATCCACTCCTCGGCGATCCCTGGATAGTCCTCGGTACCAATACGGATGGCTCCCTCGCCGGAGGAAAGAAACCATCCATTGTTGCGCTCGGTCTCGATGTCGATGCCGAGACAGACAGCACAGGCGAAGGTGAATATCAGGGCTAGTGCCTTTTTCGTCATATTGCCTCCAGAAGGTACAGCTGCGGCAGTCTGCGCATGTCCATGACAATGTGCCCCTCCTCCATGTAGTAGAGAGGCGCGATGAAAAACGCAGGCGACTGCTGCGCTTCGTTGAGGTCAGACAGTGTGCTGTAGCTCTCCAGGCTCGCGCTCCCGTTCCCGCTCGTGGTCGCGTCTGCCTGCAGCACGACAAAGCCGTCCGTATATTCGCACGACTGGTCCGCCATGAAACATGTGACGCCGCCGTTCTGCCAGTAGCAGTTGCCGAAGCCGATGACACGCAGAGGATCTTCGCCTTCCTCGTCGTAAATCGGAAAGAAGGGCCCGTCCGAAGTCACGGGAAGCGTCTGCGACTTTCTCAACAGCCTGTCTGTGCGGAGGCGGATGACCGGCGAGTCCGGATTTGTCCTGTCGACGTGGATGTACCCATTCTGCCGGTTCTCGTCATAATCGCCCCTTAGGTTGTCGACGTACCCCGTGAGCCAGTTCCAGGTCTCGACGAAGAAACGGAACACGGCGCCACACAGTATCTTGCCGTGCGCAAGCTTCTCTATTCTGGCCGGACGCGCCATTTACGAAACGCCTCCCTGCGTAGGCGCGGTGGCGCCGTCGTCGTAGCCGCGCAGATTCTCGTCATGGAACAGCTGCGCAAAGCTCTCGCTTGGCGAAAGAGACAGTCGCACGTCCTCTTCGTTTACCGACACAGTTACAGACCACATGCCTGCGTTCTCATGCTGCGCTACGACGTCGGCCATTGGCACGTCACCGGCGGCGACGTGCGTGAACTGTCCGTAGGTGCCCGATCCCTGCGTAGTGTCGAACTCGCTGACTTTCGTCGCGCGCGTGTAGTAGTTGCGCAGGGTGGCGGCGAGGGATTTTGCCGTGCTTTCGTCCAGACCGACATACCGGTACGACTTTACGGCACGACGCACATACGCCCATGCGAAGTAGTATGTCGTCGTGACGTTGAGCATGACGACGGTCCAGAGCCCGTATATTCGGCGGCGGGCGTATGTGACGCCGAGATCGATGTCCTCCACGCGGTTTGCGGAAGTAGCGGAAGTCAAGAGTCCCATTTCACAGTCCTCCGTTGTTCTTGAGCCATCCGAGGATGGCGCCGACATCCTGCTGCATCTTCTCCTCGGCCTGTTTACGCTGCTTCTCCAGCTCGGCGGCACGCTTCAGTGCGGGGTTGTTCGCCGGGTCCTGGTCGGCCAAGAATTCGCGAAGTCTCGCCATGCGCGCGCGATCATGGGCGTTCGTGAAGGCGCGGCCCCTGCGGGCATTCGCCTCGAGGCGCGACAGTTCGCTCTGGGCGTTTTTGATAACGTTCTGTTGGCGGATGTCTGCGCGGCGCTGTTTGCGGGCAATGTCGCGTTCGCCGCGATCCCATTCGCCGAAGGTCTTTCCGCCGCGCGCCCGCTGTGCGTTCGCCTCAAGTACCCTGGCTTCGTCGTGGGCCTTGCGGATCTCCTTTTCGAGCGCCTCCATCTTCGCCTGGTGTTCCTTCTTGATGTTGTCAAGCTTCTTCTTGTTGGCTTCGCGTTCGGCGTCAAGGGCTTCTTTCTCGGCTTGCGCCTGCAGCATGCGCTGATAATCAGCCTCGCGGTCTGCCGCGTCCTGGGACTCCTTCTCGGCCTTGGCTCGGGCTTCCTCGAGATTCTTGGCTACGGCTTCGAGGCGCGCGTCCTCGGCGGCCTTCTCCGCTGCGGCGCGCTCGTTGGCGGCCTTCAGCGCGGCAGCGTGGTTCTCGGCCTCTACAGCCTTGACGCGCTCTAGTGCGGCGGCGTGCTTGGTCGCGGCGTTGGCAAGGGCGTCGGACGCTTTGACCTGGTCGTCCTTCGTCTCCGCGATCTTTTTCTCGAGGTTGGCGAGCTGCTTGAGCTTTTCGTCGTAGTCCTTGTCGTGGTGTCTGGACATATAGGACTTTTCCTCAGACTCCTTCAGTCGGTATCCGGCGCGGGCGGCGAACTTGTGCTCGTCGGCCCATAAGGCCTGTGCGCGCTTGTGGATGTCGGAGATGAGCTTCGCCCTGTCAGCGAGGAGCTTGTTGACGGCGTCCTCGCCGAGCTTCGCCTTCTCGCGGGCGGCGGAGAGATCGTTCTCCGCCTTCTTCCGCATGTCGGCCGCCGCACTCGCCTTTTCTGATTGGTCGTTCGAGGCGTTTCTTGAGTCGATGTCGGCGTTGACGGTCTCTACGTCTTCGCCGGCGGCGATCCTGCGCTGGCGCTCTAGCTCGTTGTTCGCCTTGATGCTGCGGGCAATCTCCTCGCGCTCGGCTCTCAGCGCGTCGATGCGCGAATTGGCGCGCGACACCGTCTCGTCGGCTCGCTTCATAGCCTGGGTATATTGTTCGATTTTCGCGACGCGCTCGTCGAAGGCCTTGCGCTCGGCCTCCAATGACTTCTCGACCGCCTCCTTGTGCTCCTTCCATTTGCCGACCAGGAATTTAACACCCGCGGCCGCGACGCTCCAGATGCCGCCTTCCAGGAGGTTGCCGAACACCTGCCCGGCGAGGTTGCCGACATCGCCGAACACCCGCCCGAGGCTCTTGGCGGCTTTTGAGAGGTCGGTGGTCCCTGCGATCAGTTCGGAGGTCTGCTTGCGGACATCGTCGAATCCGCTGCCGACCGCAGCGGATTTCAGGATCAGGTTGATGATTCCGTTCGCCATTTGCTATAATGTCCCTGTGCAAGTGAAAGACATAGAAGATACAGGATTCACCGGAAGCGGCGTCGACCTGCTCAGTGCGGCGGTCTGCCTGCTGCTTATTGTCGCGTTTTTCGCAGGCGTGGCGTGGCTTTTTGCCGAGCTTGGCATTGAAGACGTGCGTCTTCCGTGGTCTCCGTAGCGTCTCACTTCGCGACTCCTTTCTTTCTCAACTCCATCAGCAGCTCGTTCCACGTCGCGAGCGCAGCAGGAGAGGCGGACGGCTTTCCGCGTCCGTGCCGGAGTTCGATGGCGCGTTCGACCGCTCGGTAGATCGTCGGCACCGTGAGCCGCTTCAGGTCGTCGAGTGGTGCGCCGGTCGTTCCGATGCCGCGCGAGAGTGCGTCCCATACTTGATCGCGCCGTGTCGCTTCGGACTTCTCGATCCGCTTGCGCGCCTTCGGACCAGTCGGCTCCGCGTCGCGTTCTTCGCCTTGGATGCAGTAGAAAAGGGCGTCGACGACTTCGGCCTCAGTTGCTGCGAGCGAGCGTTGGAATGCTCGGGCGGCGGCGGACACTTTCTGCGAGTCGCGCATCTCCGCGCGGTCGAAGAATCCCGGCTCGTCGGCGTGCGCAAGCGCGAAAGCGCGCAGCCAGAAGCGAGTGTCGCCGTTTGCGGCGATCGCGTCCGCGACTTCGAGAAGCCAAAGCTCGCTCTGAGCGGTCGGCTCGTGGAAGAGTACGCCGCCGACCATTCGGACGCGCGGCGCATAGAGGAAGGGTGAGCCGTCCTCGTCGCGCGAGAGGCGAAGCCGCCGTGCGGCCTCGTCAAGCCTCACGGCGTCGACTGGCGAAACGGAGATGCCCTCAGCCGCCAGTTTCTCAAATGTCTCCCTCGCGAGATCTTCCATGGTGACTCCTTACGAGTTGCCCGACGGGTGAGCCGAGGAGAGGTACATGGTAAGGGTGCAGTTCCAGGTCGGATAGTCTTCGTCCGGATTGTCCGTCGTGAGCGGGGACGTGATGATCCAGTTGGATCCGGGCGTGATCGTCGGGGCAGTCGAGCCGGTCTGGACGATCGTCACCTGGACCTCGATGCGCCCGTTCTGTACGTCGTGCGCAACGATGTTGCCGTCGACGGTCGCCTTCGTGACGTCGCAGCGGGCGGTGTAGTTGCAGCCGTTGAGGTAGCAGCCCGTTCCGCCGAGCGCGAAGGCGCTCCCAAGAATCTGCGCATCGTGCCACTTCTTGAGGGTTATCGCAGGCAGTTCGATCGTAGTGGAGTTCGCGGTAGTCGCGCCGGTCTCTACCTGCTCGCCAGAGCACTGCAGCTCAGGGACGCCGGCGGGTGCGGTGTTGAATGCGACGGACGAGAGGACGTAGGCCTTCCCGTCGACGGTCGTGACAGCGCCGAGTGTGATGTCGTCGAGGTCAAGGTCGTCCTTGAGCTCGTAGGCAACGGATGGCGCGGACTGCTCGCCGAAGACTTCCTCGGCGACGACGTCGCCTTTCTCGTCCGTTGCCTCGGCCACGCTTGCGGACTTGTTGAGCGAAGACGACTTCAGTGACAGCGACCCACTGATGGATGTCGCGAGTCCGAAGTAGTCGGGTTTTGCTATGAATGCCATGATGGGCTCCTTTAGCTTGCGGTGTTGTCGTCGGTGTCGTCATCGTCCACGAAGACGCCCTTGACGGTGAAATTCTGGGTGTTTGCGATGTATGGCCGCGTGTCCGCTTCCACGCTGTCGTTGCCGCCTCCGAGGCGGAATCCGTCGCAGCGGAAGTTCGCGGTCGAAAGCGCCGCGCTCATCACCTCGATGTTGGCGCGGCTGTTCCAGCGGATGAGCTGACGTTCGACGAGAGCGGCGATTTCGTCAAACTTTTCGATTGTCGGGTCGTCTCTCCATTTGAGGCGAACCGATATGGCAACGTCGAAGTTTACGACGAGCGAAGCGTAGTTGTCGCTCGATGCCGGCGCGACGGCGACGATCACCTCGGGGCGTCCGTCGCTCTCCTGGGACTTGACGAGTCCCTGCGCAACGGACGCGCGGAACCCAGTCACCTTTGCTGCATCGCCGACGACGGTCTCCATTGCGGCTATGACAGCCGCCTCGATCTGTTTCACGAGTGAGATCATGGGACTTTCCTTTTCTTGACTTCGGGGAACGGAGTTTGTATCTTCTCGCCGAACTTCTTCTCCGCGACCTTGCAGAGCCGTCCGGCTATTCTGTTCGCAGCCTTCTGCAGCGCGAGCTCTATGGATGCCGGGCCACCTTTGAGCGCCTTCTGCGCATAGCCGAGCTTGTCCTTTATCATGAGCACGAACCGCGTCCCTTTGCCGCTGGACGCGACGGACACATTTGCCTCGGCTATTCTGGCAGCCCGCGCCTTCACGCGCTCGAGCCCTGCGTTCTTCGTGGAAATCCGCATCATGGCGAGGCCGAGGACGCGCTTTGCCAGCCCCCTGTTTGAAATCCTGCCCCAGCGCCGCCATGCTGCCTCCCGCTCCGCCGAGGTCGCGCGCAGGACGCGCACCTTGCCTCTTTTCGTCACGCGGGTGTTCCGGCACTCTTGCCAGCGGATGAAGTTCTTCTTCTCGCCGTCCTTCCATCGTCCGACGACGACGCGGCGGAATACCTTGCCTGCGCTCTTGCCTTTGGTGCCCGTGATGTACTTCGGATTCTCGTGACCGAAGCGGACATCCGACTTCGGGATCATCTTCTTCGCCGTCTTCGTGAGCGCGCGCAGCGATATGAGCGCATCGATGCCTGTGGCGACGACGGCATCTTCGGCGGACTCGCCAAGAATGCGCTTGCGCTCCTCGATGAGCTTACCGAGGACTTGGAGGGGCTTCCCTTCGTATGTGCCTGTCATCGTCACGCCAACCACGAAGGGCCTCCTTTCTGTTCAGGGGACCAGGTGGCGGTGAGCGTGAAGTCGCCGTCGGGCATCCGCCCGACCTGCTCGACCTTCGCCATGAGTTTCTCGCCCGCCCAGCGGAAGCACACCCATTCGCCGATCTGCGGCGGAGTGGACTCGCGCCAGTTGTTGCGCGGGAAGGCGATATCGAACACGCGCTCGCGCGTCGGCGCGACGGCGTCGCCAAGCGCCGCCGCGCTGTCTTCAGTGACCATGCACTTGACCGTCAACGCCACAGGACGGCCTCCTGCACGCTCGCCGTGGAACGCGACGGGCGTGTCGTAGAACGGCGCGAAGGCCGTGTCCGGGATCTGGAAGGTCAAGGGCAACGGTTCACCTCGAGAGAAACACGGCGGAAGTGGCCGTCGCGTTTGCACCGGACGCGGCGCGGATCACGCGCACGTATCGCGGCAGGTAGATGGACGAGAAGGGCACGCGGACGAGGCCGCTCGTCTTTCCCGTGGATGAGCCGGTCGAGATGGTCGCCCATCCGCCGGACACCGTGTTCGTGCCTTCGAGCGTCACGGTGAAGACGCACGAGGTCGATGCGGCCGAGTAGTCGGCGAGGATCTCGCCCAGGCCCACGTAGCCCGCGACCTCGAAGGCGTTGGTCGTCGCCGTTCCTGACGCGACAGCCGCCGGTGCGCCGACCTCGACGGCCTTGAAGTCGGCCGTGGAGAAGTCCGCGAGAGCCGCAGTGACGGCGAACGCCGCGAACATCGCGGCCATGAGAAACTTTTTCATGTCTTTGCCCCTTGTGAACAGTTTTTGTCTATAAGCTGTTAATTCCCCCTGTCGGCGCATGGTAGGTCGCCGACAGGGGAGACGGAGATCAGGCGTGGACGCCCGTCGCGAGCGCGAAGGACTCGGGCCGCCTGACGAGGATGTCCGCGTCCTGCAGCGCGACGATGCGGATCGCGCCCTTCGTGCAGTTGGAGTACGGATCCACGACGAGGTCGGTGCCGCTCCAGAGGGCGAACACGAGCTGCGAGAAGTCGCCGAAGACGAGCTTCTTCGCGGGCGCGAAGTGCGACTCGACGAACTCGCGGCCGAGCACCTTGTCGGTTGCGACGTCGAGGAGGCGGGTCGCGCCACCGGCGACGGCGACGTTCTCGCTGCCGGCGATGTTCTGGATCACCTCGTAGTCGCGGGTCGTCGCGAGCTTCGACCAGACGTCGGTGTCGCCGACGAAGCGGAAGCTGGCGTTGTAGCTGTTCGCCTTGCGGGCGAGAGCGATGAGCGCGACGATCTTGTCGAAGGTCGGCGCGTTCGACCACGCGGCGGTCTGCGTGATCTGCGAGACGAGGCCGGTGGGCTGGCCGTCCGTGCCGGTGCCGGAGAACGCCGCTCCCTCAAGGCACGCCGCGATGGCGTAGACGAGTTCCGCGACGCAGAACGCCTGGACGTCCAGGCTCGACTGGATGAGCAGCTGGCGGGTGATGTCGACGTAGCCGCCGAGGGAGTGCGGGGTCGCCGAGATCTGGCCGAAGGTCGGGTTCGTCTTGGTGGCGTCGCCGCCTTCCTGCGAGATCCACGAGGCGGTGAGCTTGCCGCTCTTCGGGATCGCGATGTTCCCCGTGAGGCCGGCGAGCACCTGGGCGCCGCAGCGTTCGCGGAGGACGAGCGTGTCGCGGAGCGCCTCGATGAGCGAGCCCGACATGAGGTTCGTCGCGATGGTCGCCTGGCCGTTGCCGCCGATGCCGTCGAGCGTGCCGGTTGGCGGACGGCCGAGAGTCTCGCTGCCGGCGGCGCGGATGAAGTCGGGAATGTAGATGCCCTGCGCGACCTTGCCGCGGAACTTGCCGATCTCGGCGGAGATCTCGCGCTCGAAGCCGGCGTCGACGTCGCCGACGGCCTGGCCTTTCTCGGCGCAGAGGGCGCGGATGGCCTTCATGATGTCGAAACGCTTCTTGATCTCGCGCTCCTCGCCTTCGTCGAACTCGCGACGATTGGGCGTGTCGGGCTTCACCGTCTTCGCGGCCAGCTCCTTCTGGTACGCCTCGAGCTTGGTGAGAAGGGCTTCCTTCACCTCGCCGAAGGGCTTGCCTTCGTCCAGCATCGCGCGGACTTCGGCATTGTTCATGTGCGCGGCGGAGGCGAGGCGATATGCCTCGGTGACTTCCGCTGCGGAGTATGTCACCTTTTCAGGGTCCATGTGTTTCCTTCCTAGCGGCTTCGCCGCCGTGGGGTTTTCCTGCGAACGCCCGACGCCCACCTGGGTGTCGGCTGGAACGTTCACAAAAGATGCTTCGTATGGCGTCCACTTCGTGACGCGGAAGATCGGCAGGCCGTCCTCGGCCTTGCCGACTTTCTTGCGCTCGCCCACGAGATAGCCGACGGACATGTTGCGGCGGATTCCGGCCGCCGCGTCCTTCGCTATCTCCTGGGCGCGCTCGCCGCAGCCGAACTCTATCTCGCCGCCGAGCTTGCCGTCCTTGACCTCGGGCTTCCGGATGATGCCGATCTGGTCGCCCCAGTGAGTGTCCTGGATGACGAGGCCGTCCTTCATGCGGGAGTCTTCGATCTCGCCGTCCTTGTGGCCGAGGACTTCGTAGCCCTTGACGTATGCCTCCTGCTCTGCATCCCAGAGGGAGTGCCGCAGGTATGGCGTCTCGGAAGAGACGGAGACGCGCACTGTCGTCTTGGTTTCGCCGTTCTCGTCCTTGCGGGTCTCGACCGTAAGCTCCGCCTCGCGGTAGCTACGCGGATCGTTTTCGGGGCCGGTCTGGGACTGGCCGTCAGGATTCTTCGCTGTCTTCATGTACTGTGGTCTCCTTGTCTTTGGCCGCTATGCCGGCGGCGGCCTTCGCCTTGTTTTCGATCTTGAGCCGGTCGCAGTTCTCGAGGAAGTCGGCGCCGCCGTACTGCGACGTCACCTCTTCGTTGGTCTTCCAGCCGTGCTCGACCGCGATCACGGCCGCGTTGACGTCCTTGAGCGGGTCCACCCAGTCCCACGTGCGGCCCTGGAACTCGTGCTCGACGAGGCGCTCGAAGTCCGACGGCACGTAGGGATTCGCGACCGGGCGGGCGAGGAAGGACGCAAGCCACGCCTCGTACACGGGCGTGACGACCTGGTCGATGAAGTCGTCCTGCAGCACCTTCCAGTTGTCGCGCATGGCGATGGTGCCTGCGCGGATCGACGAGAAGTTGGCCTCGCCGAGATCGTTCGCGAAGACGGGGTAGTCCACGCCGAGGCCGCAGGCGATGTCGCGGATCGTCGTCTTCTTGAAGGGCGTGACCTCGCGGTTCGGATGGTTCGGGCTGTGCCACTGGAAATCGATGTCGCCGTCGAGCCACATCTTCGTGCCGGGCTCCGACTTCTGCGTATAGGCTGCCTTTTCCTCGTCGGTGTACCCCTCGGCGTCCGCACCGATCCCGGCACTCGCGGGGTCGCGGCTGGACTTGTCCTTGAAAGTTCCGATCGTGTTCGTCTCGTCCAGGGCGGCGACGAGCTCGGACTGGTTGAAGTCGTCGAGCATCTTGCCCTTCTTGAGGGCGGCGTGGGTGAGCGGGATGCCGCGCGTCTGCGCCGCGTCCTCGGTCGAGAAGCAGTGGATCACGTCGGAGGCGGGAATGCGCATCAAGGGCTGGGAGCCGTCGATGTAGACCGCCGTCGGGTCTTCCCTGCTGGTGCGGAACCAGTAGGCGACGGCGCGGCGGGTGGTGCGCTCGATCTCGACGCCGTTCCGGATTGTCGTCGCGGCAGACGTGCCGCGCGCGTTCAGCGTCTCGTCCAGGGCGTCGGGCCGCACGACGCGGAGCTGCAAGCCGTAGACGGTCGGAGCGTTCCGCTCGATGATGGCGATGGCCTCGCCGTCGCGCGCCCAGTTCGCGGCCATGAGGCGGAAGATCGCCGCAAGGTTGTGGCGGCCGGCGAGATCGCATTCGCGGCGGTTCTTCGACCACTTCCAGAAGTGGTACTGCAGGAACTTCTTCGCCTCGTTGTCGATTTCGGGCTCCCCGGCGATCAGCGACGGCTGCGCCTTGAAGGTGAAGCCGCGACCGACTACGTTGTTCCTGAAGAGGCGGAAGTAGTTGCAGAAATACTCGTCGTTCTTCTGGCGCTCGCGGGAGCGCGACCGGATCGTGGCAAGCTGCGCCGCGATCTCGGCGTTCGAGAAGCCGCCGTCGAAGATCCACGCGGCGAGGGTGCGCGAGACCTCTGCCGCCGCAAACGCGCGGAAGAAGAACGGATGCCGCGAACGGCGCGCGGCGCCTTCGCCGCGGTTCTCCTGCTTTTTCTTTCCGAAGAGTCCGAACATCGTTAGAACCTCACCTTGACCTTGTAGACGCCGCGCGAAGTCTTGAACGGAACCGGAACGCCGAGGTCGTTGCACACGGCGACGATTTCGTTTTCCACGGCGGCGATCTTCTCCTTGAGCTCGGCGACGGCACGGTTCGTGACGCTTTTGGATCCGCCGCCGCCTGAGATGGTGGCGGACTGCGAGTCTGCAGAGAACAGCTGGCGCTTCAGCGCGAGGCGCTGATCTTCCAGCTCTTTCAGCCATGCTTGTTTTTCTTGCGCGGTCATGAGGCAATTTTACCACGCAGTCAAGGGCAAAAAAGACATTTGTCGCATTTTCTTGCTATGGCGTAGCAAGAAAGCGGCTTCAAGAGGGGGTTGAAGGGGGTTAAAGGACTATTGCGCGATGTCCGCAATCTGCCTTGCGCGGCCGTCGCAGCCCTTCGTGGGGCATCTCAGGTACCGGATTTGGTGCTTCCCGTCGGCGCACTTGTACAAACTGACGACTCGCCACTTGACGAGCTTGCCGCATTTCAGGCAACGCGAAAGCGTAAGGGGGTCGAGGACTTGCGGTTTTGTCGATGGTTTCTTCCGTTTCATGTTTGACTTTCTTCTTTGTGTGTCCTCAGTTCACCCTCCCGCCTACGATGGCGCGGCGCTTCCGCCGCGTGCCTTGCCGCTGCATCCCCTCGACGGCGAGGCCGAGGAAGCCGGCGAGCGCGTAGCAGTTGTAGACACAGTCGCCGTAGTCGTGGCGCAGGTAGACGCGGTCGTTCCACTTGAAGGCGACGCGATCGCGCTCGGGGTCGTCGGGCTTCCACTTCAGCTGCTCGCCGCAGACCTGAAGGGCGAACTCCTCGTGCGTCTCGACGGATCCGCCGCCGCGTAGCTCGTAGAGAGAGAGCCCGCCGGGCGCGCCGACAGCCGGGAGCCATGCACGGTGCGCCGTGTATTCGTATGTGTCCTTGTTGAAGTTGATGTGCTCGTAGCCGGTCGCGGAGTCCAGGACGAGAACGGTGTCGTTCCGTCCGGGCACCTCCTTGAACTTCCTCGTCGAGACGCGAGGGTTGAACATCTTGTTGTCGAGGCCGCGCATGGCGTAGAGGTCTAGGGGCGTGTCGCGCTTTCTGCGGCGCTCATAGACGAATTGGTTCACGCTCTTGTATTGAGCGCCCGAACAGTCGATGCCCCAATGGAAGCTGCGGTCGGCGATGTCGTAGCCGCGTTCCACGAAATCCGCCTCCACCGCCGCGAGCAGGTTGTAGATCGCGGCGTGGAACTCAGTGTCGCTCAGCGTCGCCTTCAGGTGGCAGGGGTGCCGCCAGTGGTCGATGCAGAGACCGGTCCGCCTGGGGTCGAATGCGACGGCGGCGCAGGTGAGCGCATAGGAGGGGTTGATGTCCGTTGCGACGCACACCATGACTGTGCCTTCCGGAATCTGCGCGGCGACGGCGCCCTTGCGGACGCGGGCGAGAATGAGCTTCGGCGTGATGTTGACGACCGACTCGTCGCGGCGCGTCTCCATCTGCATCTCGGAGTAGAAGCGCTTGTGCTTCATCGTGTCCAGGAGCCACAGCGCGTGCTGGTAGGCGCTGACCTCGGTCTCCGGATCGAAATCGCCGTCGTCCATCATCACGACGCCCGCCTCGATCTCGGCGCGATGTTCCATGTAGAACTTTTGCGAGGTCGCGAGCGCCTCGTCTTCGTGGGCGTGGTCGGCGGCGAGAAGGGCGAGATATTCGTCGCGGAGGTCTTCGTCCCCCCAGTGCACGACAAGCGGCTCGGTCTCGGTGTGCCATTCGGGGTGTCGCTTCGGATCCGCGAAGCGCTCCGAGACGTCGTCCGGTTCGATCGGCGTCGAGGCCATGACAGCGGAGATGCGCTCGGAGAGCTCGCCGGAGCCGAGTACTGCGCCCTGTATGTTGTCCTCGATCTTGGCGACGGTCTCGGGGTTCTTCGCGTCTTCGTCCGTCTGTGGGTCGTCGATGAAGAAAAAGTCCGGACGCGCCGACTCGATGTTGATTCCGCGCAGCGTCTGGTCCGCGCCGCGATAGGCGATGATTGCGCCGGTGTGCGGCATGCCGGCGATCGTCGGGAGCTTGTAGTAGTAGAACTTCGAGACATCCATGCGCATGTAAGTGGGGCGGCCCATGTAGGTCTGGACGCGCATCCGCTGCGGCGTCAGCGCGACGTCGCGCATGGGGATGGCGAACTCCGGGAAGTCGGCCGCGATCTTCGGCGAGGTCTGGATGCGCTTCCATATCTCCTCGACGACGACCTGGGACATGCCCTTTGTCTTCTCCACCACGACCATGAAGAACTTGTGCCCGTAGAGGGCGGCCCACATGATGGCGATCTTCACCCAGGTGGACTTGCCCTTGCCACGCGGCCAGCGCACGTGCTTCAGGCCGCCGTGGAGGATCTTGTCTTGGAGCGCCTTGATGAAGCGCAGCATGCGCGGCGACGGCGGGCGCTTCAGGAGCGGCTTCATGCCCTCGTATTCGCCGGTGCAGAATATGAGGCCGAAGCGGGGAAGGTCGTAGCGACACGCCTCGAGGAGGCGGGGGTGGCGTGGCGGCGGGATAGGCCCGAGCTCGCGGCCGTGGACGCGCCAGGCGCGGGAGCGCTCGGTCGAGTTCGCCTTCAGCTTTTCCCGGAATGACGGCCATGCGGTGCCTTCAAGCCAGTGCGCGAGGTTCGCCTTTTCTTCGGCTTCCTGCGCGGCCCGTCGTTCCGCTGCCGCCTTCTTTGCAACCTTGGCGAGCGCGAGTCTCTTCTTCTTGGTCACTCTATTCTTTCGCCTCCCGATTCGATTGCCTTGAACAGCTTGTCGCCGAATCGCCTGACGGTGACGCTGTCGCGGCTTTCGTACTTCTTGTCCATGCGCAGCGTCGCGCCGCCCGTTCGCTCGTCCGTCCTGAGCCAGATGGTGATTTTCATGGTGTCACGTCCTCCGCCTCTGGTGTCGCAACTCGTCGGCGCGGAGAAGGTCGTCGCACGCGCCTTCGCCGAGATACTCGCGGCAGATGCGCCGCGTCTGGCATTCGCGCTTTCCCTTCGACCGCAGGGCGAGGGTGAAGCACATTGCGACGGTGTACGCCGCTTTCAGGTCGGGGCGGCAGGTCCACCGCCGCACGATCTCCATCGTCTCGGCCTCAATGCTCATTTCAGAAGATCTCCGCTGTCTTCGGTGTGTATCTCGAGCTTGCAGTCGAGCGCGACGCGCAGCTCCTCGCGGGCGCCTTGCGACTTCTCCCATCCGTGGAGGAGGAAGATCGCGTCGCACGACCTGACCGCGGCGAGCTCGAAGTCCATGAGACGCTTCAGTATCTCGGGCGATTCCTGTATCTCCGACGGCAGGCCAAACCCCTCGCCGATCTCGAGGGGGTTTACGACTTCAAAACCGAGTTCAACGAGGAAGTCGTCGGCACGAATGAACGCGTCTTCGTTGAACTCCTCGTATCCTTTCATCGGCCCGGCAATGTAGATGCGTGGCTTTATCATGGCATGGCACCTCCCGGACATCTGCCGCGAGTCACTAATTCGTGACACGCGACGCTGATATTGAATGATTCGATCTTCATTCTTGCTCTCCTGTTTTGTGTTACGCCCACGGCACCTGGCGAATGCGAAGGTGCGCGGGAAATTTATCGATGTCGTGCTCGCACTTGCCGCCGATGTCGAGCTGCTTCACGAACACGGGAACACCCGCCGATCGGCACTGATCGACGATGGACTCTACCCACTCGATCTTGCACGGCCTGCGGTTCGGGCCGGACTCGCAACCGACGACGACCCACGACGGCTTGTTGTTTTCGGCGATATGCCCGTCGGCAAATACCGTCTTGGCGTGTAGCCATAGGTCTATCGGACCAAGAAGCGGCTCGCATGAGACCCACCACTTGATTCCTTCCGGAAAGTCGGCCTCGCCGATGCGCGTGTCCCAGCAGCACTGGTTCTCGGCTGTGAAGCCGAAGTACTGGTTGCAGAGTTCAACGTCGCGCAGTGAAAAAATATCGATGCCATCCGCTGCGTTGTCGTCCTTCAGGAAGACTTGGCCCGTCCGAAGGGTGTGGCACATGTAGCCGGCTCTCTTTGTGAGCCAGAGGTATGTGGCCTTGTCATGGTAGCCGAGAGTCGCTCCGATGTATTCAATAGAGTTGTCAATCTCTACGCCGTCGCACCAAAGGCCGAACAGGTCGGTCATGTTTCCGCAGAAGACTATGCCTGAACGCGGCGGTCGCGTCTGCGAGGATTTGTGCGGCTCGAACGACTGCCCGAAGCGCTTGGCCCACGCAGCTGCGTAGCAGTTCTCGCAGGCGGGCGAGCATGGCTTGCACCCGACAACTGGATTCCATGCCTTGTCCCAATACTTGGCGCGCGGCCACTGTATCAAGTTGTCCTGGTTCATTTCGCCACCTCGCTTTCCTGTGCCTCCTGGTTCTTCCTGATCGTGCGAAGGGTCTTTCTGTGGCTGCGCTTGAGGTATTGCTTCATCGCCGACACCGCGCATCGCTCGCATGTCGTGCGGTTTTTGCTCGCGAGCGAGAAGACGAGATGCTGGTCGTTGGTCGCCGTTGCGCGCCATCCGCAGTTGGCGGACGCGCCGTCGCGCTTGATGTGGATTTCGTAGACGTGGGATGTGTACTGGTTCCGCCACGAGGCGACGAACACGGTCCCCTCCTTGCTCGTGTGCCTGGTGAACTGGGTGCCCAGTTTCGGCATTGCCAGGAACTTCGCAAAGCCGGTCGGTTCCATCGAGAAGGGCGGGTTCGCCTGTATCGCGTCAAGCGGACGCGCCGGCGGCGACAGCTTCGCGCGGATGTCCTCGAGCGCCTTGCTCAGATGCAGCAGGTCCTCGCCGGACGTTGCCGGCCGGTGCGCGAGCGCCGACGCGGCGAACTCCTCGATCTCGCAGAGACAAGTCGCCATCTTCTCGATGTTTTTCGCGTTTGAATCCTTGTTCATGTGTATTCCTCCTGTTTGTAATTTCATAATTCTGTAGATAAGTCACGACGTGCGGAGCGGCATGATGACTTCGCAGTAGTCCGGCGCGTCCGGGAACTTCAGGACGAACGGGCCGAGCTGCCCGCATCTCTTGTCGAGCTGGTCTGCGTAGAACTCGACCGCGCCCGCGTGGCCGCGCACGGCCTCGAGTAGATACCGCGCGTTGAAGTCCGTCTCGAACTTCGCCGCTTCCGGCGTCGTGCAGATCACGGTCGTGAAGAAGCTCGCGCTGTCGGCGTCGCCTATCGCAGCCTGCACGGTGATTTCCGCGCAGCCGCACGCCTCGCCCGCGTAGATGTGCGCGCTGAAGGCAGTCTCCACTGGCTCGCCTTCCTCGTCGACCTCGCCTTTCCGGACGTCCAGCGCGTTGATGGCACGACACATCGTGTCCGCGAGCTCGCCTACGTCGAACGTCGCACGGAGCGGCGGATCCTTCGGAACGCATTTGCGCCACTCCAGGAAGTCCACATCGCTTCCAAACTCGCCGTAGCTTCCGCCGGTTGCGATGCCGACGCGGCGGTCGTGCTCCTTGCCGACGATGTAGACGGTGATCGTCTCGCCGTGCGTCGCGCGGGCGACGAACTCGACCGCCTCGCGAGGCAGGAACACCTTGAAGCTGGCGGACGGAAGCTCGACGCGGCGAATCTGCCGCGCAGACGCGGCGAGGCGGCGTCCGTCGGTCGCGATCGCGCGCAGCTTCATGTCGGTGCCGACTTCGAACCGGATTCCGCAGAGCGGCCGTCGGTAGGCGTAGTCGTCGCTTTGCGCATGGACGACGTCCGACATCACGGCGAGGAAGTCGCCGGACTCGAAGACGGCGCGCGGTGCCGCGTCCGATGGAGCCGGGAGGTGTTCGTGCGTGACGGTCGTCTTGAGTGTGACGCGGTCGCGTCCGCATTCGATGCGCAGGTACGACGCGTCGGACGACACGGTTACTCCGTGACGCAGGAAGGCACAGCACGCCTGCTCTAGCTCGCGGAATGCACACCCGGCCACGCCTGGATCAATGACGCTGCCATGTACCTTCAGCTCCGCCATCTTGTCGCAGTAGACGCCGCGTAGGACGATGTGGCCTTTCTCCGTGCCGTCGGATTTAGCGTCGATCGTGGCGCATTCGACGGTCGGCGCGTCGAGGATACTCTTCAAGTCGCCGACACGTGTGAAGAGTTCGTTTGCCTGTACTTCGATTTTCATGTTGGCGCCCTTCAGCTTTTGATTTCCGGATGTTTCTCGTAGAACTCATCGAGCGCCGCGCGGGCCTGGGTGATCGCCACGAACTCATCCTTCTTGATTCCGCACTTCTTCGCGAAATCCGGGAATGCGCCGCAAAAGGCGACCACCTCGTTGTCGAGTCCGATGTCCTCGTCGAAGCAGACGACGAGCAGCTTTGCGATGGCGCTTCGCTGCGCTGTATCCTTGACGCACTTCAGCGCGTTCTCAATAACCTTGATGTCGGCCGATCTATCGTCGTTGTATTGGGAATATCCCACGGTCTTCCACGCCTTTTCCACAACTGCGTAGAGGGCATTGTCGAGCGCCTTGTTAAGCTCGGCGCGCTCGTCGAGCAGCTTGTTGTTCGCGTCGTTTCTCTCCTTTGCCGCTTTCTCCTCGGCCTCGAGCTTCGCCTTTGCCTTCTTCAGCTTTTCGTCGCGGGACTTGCAGAGCTTCTTCCAGTCCGCGACCGTCGGCCCGAAGTGCGCGTATGTCGAGCCGAAGTCGTCGATCCAGTACCAGAGCGCCGGACGGGTCTTCGACTTCTTGTCGCCGAACGCCGAATCGTGCTGGGCGATGTAGTCGTCTTTGATTCCGTTTTCCACTGCGTCGACCATTTCCACCGCGCCGTACTTCTTCCGGAGCTTGCCGATGGCGTAATCTTTCGTCTTCTTGCAGAAGCAGTCGACGCCGAGACACTGGCCGAGGGTGTCCGTCTTCGTTTCGCCGAAGAGATCCGGCATCGCGCCGGTGCGGTTCGTGCAGCTCTCGCATGCCTTCGTGTCGAAACGCGCTGTCCGGAGGTCTTTCGTCCGCTGTGAAATCATCCACGAGACGTCGCGCCACCTGAGCGCGATCGCCGACTGCTTCGCGCGGTTCAGGATGTCGCGAGCGCACGCTTCCTGGATCTCGAGCGGATAGACCGCGATGTGCTCGAGCGCGTCAATCGTGATGTTGCCGTCAGCGGACTCCGCGCGCTCCCGGATCTTCGGGCAGAGGTCGAGCAGCTTGCGCCGCCGGCATATCTGCGCCTCCGATACGCCGAAGCGCGCGGCGATCTCCTTCTGGGTGAATCCAAGGCCCAGCATCTCGCCTATCAGCGAGGCGTCCTTCATTGGATCCACCCCGCGGCGCACTTCGTTCTCGATTCGCGTTATCTCGCGCGCCTGGGCCTCCGTGATGCCCTTGAACACCATCGCCGGGATTTCCTTCAGCCCGGCGAGCGACGCCGCCTTGACGCGCCTGGAGCCCGCCAGGACGATTCCCAGCGCCATCCCGTCGTCCGTCCAGACGTCGATCGGCTGAATGACGCCGACCGCCTTCACGGACGCGACGAGCTCCTTCATCGCCGGATGATCCTCGGCCAGCTCCGCTTCGGTTCGCGGATTCCACGCCGCCGGCGCTATGCCGTCGAGCTTCAGCCGCTTCAGTTCCTTCTCCATGCCATACCTCCTTTTGTTTGTTGTGTTGATACCTCCCCGCTCCCCGAGGAAGAAGACGTTAAAAACGCACTCACCAAACCCACCGACCCACCGGCACCGGCGGACTCCGCCGGGCGGATTTCACCGCGGGCGGCCAGAATCGCCACCAGGGCAGCCGCGGCGGCGGGAGCGACCTGGCACAGACCCCGCCGATGGCTGAAATCCCACTTTCCGGGCGTTTCCGCTGAAATACTGGACCTCGCCGCGCCGTTGCACTCACAAACGCCATTACCTCGCCCATTGGGCGCGGCGGTTTTTGGGGGCTGCGGAGTACCTACCCCCCGCCTGCAGGCGACACCCCAGCCAAGCCGATCGTCTTCGGCATGCCGCTCGATGATGAACGCTTTCAGCTCTTCGCGGTGGCTCTTAAGCAGCTTTACCAGCTCAGCCGAGGGATGATAGCCGCGATTGAAGCGAACGAACTGGCGCCCGTCGGCCTTCGTATGGACGAAGCCGCCCTCGGCCCGCAGCCGGTTCCAGACCTTCTCGCCGACCGTCGTCATAACTCGAAGTCCTCCGGATCGAAGTCGTCATCATCTAAACCACCATCCCCTAACTCTCCATTATCTTTACCTTTAACGGCAGAAAAGTCAGATTGCGCCTGCGCGCGCGCGTGCTCAGGTGGGTTTGGTGGATTTGATTGCGTGTTTTGGAAAAAGTCTCCCACGTGCGCGTTCCCGAGAGAACTTTTCCCAGAAGTAGAATTTAAATCCACCAATCCACCGCCATCAGCGCCTTCAGGAGGGTCGAAAAGCAGCTTGCCTTGGGTCGTCAAGCCCGTGAACTCGTAGCGAGTGCGACCCTCGATTGTGCCAGAAGTCCACGCGAAGAGCGTCGAGAACTCGCGCGAGAGCTTGTTGATGGCCTTGCCGATGCGCCTGGGGCCGTAGATCTTCTTGGTGTTGTCGTCGCTCTCGTCATCCCCGAAGCGCTTGATAATCATGTCGGACATGTCGGAGGCGGTGAAGCGCAGGCTGCCGGGCGGATTCACCCCGCGCAGCACGGAGACGATTTCCTTCGCGACGGTGTCGTTCAGCAGCGGGAGTGCTGCCTTGTCGATTTCAGCCGTCTCCATCGCCTGAATCGCGCCGCGCTCGTCTCCGAACGCACGACCGCACCTGACGGCGAACACGCCATAGTCCGGGTGGCGGCGGTTTATCGAAGCATCCACGGGCTTGGTGTCGGCGAGCGCCGCCACGAGGACGCGGACGAGCCAGGTCATGTATTGGTTCCGGTGGGCATCGATGTCGCGTTTCAACTCGTCGCCGACAGATATCTTTCGCCCGCTGCCGATGTGCGACGTGATGATTCGATCCGGAAGACCGCCGCCCTCGGTCGTGAAGATCGGGTTGTTCGACGTCACGCCCATGTAGGCATTAGCCGAGAGCGTGACGAGGATATTTGTCTTGTAGAGCTCGCGGCGCTTGGACGAACCGTTTGTTGCGGCCGTCTGAAATGCGTTCTCGGCCCACTTGATCTTGGAGTCGTAGTTGTCGAAGATCTCGAACCGGCCGCGATCCTCGATGATCCAGAAGGCGTCGAGGCCCTTGTCGGTCGGGTCGATGTCGTTGACCGTGTCGTCGGGCTTGCCGTCCTCGCGCATTCCGAGGAACTGTTTCATGCCCTGCAGCAGCCGCGTCTTGCCGGAGCCCTTCGGCCCCGTGACTAGCAAGATCGGTTTGTTCGCGTGGCAGGCGAAGAGATTCAACCACCACAGCCTGCAGTTCATCCGATCAGAATCCTTCTCGAGCGCCGCGAGCTTGAATAGCATCGACTCTGAGAACGGATCCAAGCCCGGGCCGTCTTCGACCACCCAGGGCGCGAGCGTCGCGCCGCGGACGAACACGACACCGTCAGTGCCGTTCGCGACATCCTCGAACTTGCCGGCTGAAATCTTGCACATCCGGGAGTCGCCGTTGGAGATGTAGATCGCGTCGCCGCGACGATCCCACTGCTTAGAGGGAACGACGCGCGGCGTCGACTCCTCGTCAAGCGCCAGGTCATCGATCAGCGACATCATGAACTTGAAGACCTTGTCCTCGCGGTTCACATTCGCGGCTGTTGCCAGGAAAGAGGAGAACTCGTTGCTGTGCAGCAGGTAGAGGACACCCTTCGGCGAATCGAAATAGAGCGAGGTGTCGTAGAGCGGATTGTTTTTGTCCGCAAAGAACTTGCCGCGGGCTCGCAGCCATGCCAGCACGATCGACGAAGTGACCTCGAGGCGCATCGGCTGGGAAGTCTTGAAACCGTGATCCCAGCTAATCATGCTGCCAATCGCCATTCCTATGAACTGCCGGAGAGATCCATTCATCGGCGAGTAGTGGGCCGCCCGGACGAACTGTCCGCGCGTTTCCTCGTCCTCGCTCTTGATCCAGCCCTCAAACCTGAAGAAATCGACGCCGATTTCAAAGCGGGCGATCTTTCCGGCGGACATTTGGTAATCCACCAGATATCTACGCTCCTCTTCAGAGGGGGAGAGGGGGGACAGGCGGCCAAAGCGTCCGGCCTCTACGAATCCCTCCTCGCCGCCTTCGGCGGCTTCAGAGGATGCGGAGTTGCGCGCCGCTTTTCCGGCGCGCGGAAGGTCGAGCAAGTCGGCGTCGTCGAACTGCCATTCCTCGGGCCACTGGCCGAATGCCTTGATCGCTTCCGAGAACGCCGACTTGTCGACCTTCTTTCCGGCCGCCTCCGTAGCTTCGGCCCAGTCCGTGAAGTCCTTACAGTGCACTGTCGCGCCGTCCTTGCCCTCGACATCCGGGACGCACATCTTCTTGATCGTGCCCTCGTAGCCGTCCGCGCGCAGCATGCGCTCGACGAGGCAGGCGTGCTTCTGGCCGACGGCGAAGACCTTCTTCTCGCCGGTCTTCTCGTCCTCCTTCTCGAACGCGTCCTTGTCGGCGACGATCAGGATCTTCGGAACGCCCTCGAAGTATTGACCCCAGCCGCGCTCCCACTTGCCAGCGCCGCCGGGATTGCACGTCGCGGCGCATCCGATCAGCCGCTCGACCGTCAGGACGTCCTTCTCGCCCTCGACAATGACGACAGTCTTCCCTGCCTTGCCAGCCGCGAGGATCTTCGGCAGGCGGAAGGGCACCCGATTTACGCCGGCGCTCTTGACGCCCCAGGTCCAGCCGTGCGGGTTCTTCGGATCCGGGTGCATTTGCACGAAAGTCTTTTTGCCGCTCTGCATGACGCGGCGCTCTACTCTGAAGATGACCTTGCCGTCGGCGTCCTGGTAATCGTAGTTCGCGACCTTCTTCCCGTAGTCGCGCGGCTTCTTCGGCGCCTTGAAGCTCGGCTGCGGATCGCCGGCCGGCTTCGCCGCCTTCCGCTTGCTCGATGTCTTCCGTTCCTTGCCGTCGTCTTTCATCAGGTCGCTCATCTTGAGTCCCAGGGCGCCGACGATCGCTTCTGGCGAGCATCCCGCGTGGCAATGCACGAGGATCCCGCCGTTGTTCCCGATCGCGACCGACATCGATGGATTCGAGTCATTATGCGCCGGGACCGGGCAGCACGCGACCCACTTGCCCGCGCCGGCCTCCTGGACGCCTTTCAGCAACGGAAGGAACTCGTCAATCTTCACCAGTCGCCCCCTTTGCTAAGATGGATGCTCGCCGTGTCGCCGCGAGCTGGTGCGAATCCCAGACCGATATGCCCTGATCAAGTTCGCGCCATCCGACGCGACCCACGGATGGACACCGACCACGTCGCACGCGGCGGGCCGGAGTTGCCCGCTTACCAATTCCGTGGGAGTTCCTGCACATAGAAATCATTTGCAGCTCTCCACTCCTGCGACATCCACAGCGTCCGCCTCCACGACCGCACTCACGAGGCAGTCATGGCCGTCGGTGCAGTTGAGCATGGCCGTCTCGCGGTCCATGATGATGCGGACAGGAACGCGATGCACCTCGCGCACATCCACAAGCGTGACGGCTGCAGCCGTCCGCCTGATGCAAGCCACGACGCGCTGTGGCGCTCCATGCATTGTCGGCGTCGCTATGTACGCCTTGCCTTTCGCGAATGCGAACATGTCACGCCTCCGTTCCTGTCGGCTTGACAAATTCCTCGGAAGTCTCGCCGGCTTCGACTGCCGCGAGGATCGCGTCCGATCGGAAGAGGAGCGTCGAGTTCCTCGAGCTTCCAAACTTCCGGACGTCGGCCGGATGTCGCACCATGAAAGTGCGCAGCCAGTTTTCAGGAACGTGCGCGACTTCGCGCTGTATGTCTTCGGCTCTGCCCCATGCGATCATTTTCTAAATCCTCCTTTTGGTTTAAGAATTTTCTCCCCAGCCTTCCTGTTAGCCGTTCGGCGGTGGTTAGGTGTATCCGCCAGATCAGTTAGTGCGTGCGCCGCCCTTGCATGGGCAGCTCTCGGCGTGAATGTAGGCCACGCGCTCCTTGATGCGGCCTGTCGGCTCTACACCGTAGAACCATTGACGCTCTCCTCCGAGCGTCTCCGTTCTGCTGGAGATCGACACGACCTTCGCTTCGTATCCTGGCCCGATTGTGAATAGCTCCGAGACAATCACCAGGTCGCCCATCTTCAGACGCTTGTCATAGAAAATCTCCGCGCGTTTGCCCGCCTTGAGATTCTCTATGACGTCTGGCATCACACCGATTCGTTCTAAGTCCATTTTTTCGTCCTTTTGTTTTCACGCTAATGCGGAAATCCTCCCTCATCTCACACCTCCCGCGATCTCCGAATTAAGGCCTGAAAAATTGTAGTATGTGAGACCTTTCCAGATGCTCGAAGTCCATCTGAAGAGCTCGGAGAACTCGTGCTCGAACTTCATGATGGTCTTGCCTATGCGCCTCGGGCTGAAGATCTTCTTGGCGGACTCGTCGCCGCCGAATTGCTTGACGATTGCGTCCGACATGTCCGATGACCGGAAGCGCATCTTGCCGACGGGGCTCTGTTTGCACAGCACGAAGACGATCTCCTTTGCGACGGTGTCTTTAAAGCGTGACGCCAACAGAGTCTTCAGCAGTTTCTTGTTGCGCTCGGCGTTCTTGCCTATTGTCTTTTTCATCTTGCGTTTCCTTTCGTTAGGTGCCGTCTCTCCGGCTGCCACGCCTTGGTCACCGGCGTTCGTGTGCCCCGGGAAGGAAACGCTACTAACCACACCAGGGCGAAATGGTCGAGCGTGTAAATCATTGGCACGCTCCTCCGCCGCCATAGAGCGACACGGGCAGCGCGACATGGCCGCGACACACAGCTGTGAGAATCGCAAGCATCTCGCCGCTCCTCGGGCGGAAGTTCGCTCGCGCCCGACGTTCGAGCTCGTCGACTACATCCTTCGGAACATCCCGAAGGTTGATATCGATGCCACCTTCCTTTTCTGTCGCGTTGTCTTTACTTGCCATGTTGCCCTCCTTGTGGTATTATTGATATATCTAATTTGTACCAACGGCGGATATTTTACAACAAATGTTGAACGGGAGTCAATAGCAATGTTGAATATTTTTTCAAATGTTGTAGAAAGGGCGAAGTCGCTCCAACAAGGAGCAACTACGGTAGAGTTTGCCGCAAAACTCGGCATGACCCAGCAAACAGTGGATCTTTACCTCAAAGGCGCGCGCAAGCCTTCACTTGAATTTGTGTACAATCTTTGTTGTGCGTTCGATGTGTCCGCAGACTGGATTCTCGGCCTCTCTACAACAAATGCTGAAGGGCGGGAGAAAGGGCTGAATACGCAGATCCGTGCGCTAAAGCTTGAAGCCGACCGTGCGGCCACCTCGGTCAACAAACTGCTCTCGTCAATCTCCAAGCTTCAGGAGGCCGTCAAGTGAGCGCAGAAAATAACTCGTGGACGATAGTTCTTCGCGACACATTGATTACTTGGGGCGTGCCGCTTTTCGTGTCGAGCATACCTTATCTCGCCTGGATAGATGGTGTTGCAGATTTCTTTCGTGCAGTCGGTTGGCGTTTTGCCGTTGTGCTTTATTCAATTTTGCTTTTTGTATGCGCAGCGCTATTTATTGCGTGGCAAAAAGCAAAAAACCGTGAGAAAGTCGCGCTTGCAAAACTAGACGACGACTTCCGCGCACACCTTAAGGTGGTGAATGATAAAGGGTACGAAATAGATACTCGGAACGGCCAGGCTGTCTGCCCTGAATGCAACATAAACAAAGACCGGCTTTCTTATATGGCGCAATGCACATACCGTGGCGACTGCGAGCACCCATATTTATACTGCCGCGCCTGTGATCGCATATATTGGATTAATGACATATCGCCTTTGTACGTTAGAGACCACTCTCGGACTAAGTATGTTATCGACTGACGAAGGGACGGGATGTCGTCAGATGTTGTTAGCGTTTTTCGCCTCAGAAATGATGTCGCATGATTGGCATTGACATATATCAAGTTGCTAAAGACATGGTTGCATATTTTCGCCGCAAATCTGCCGCGAGAAAGAAACGCCATCGCGCCGAGAAAAAAGTTCGCTATGTCATAGAGGCTGGACCGGACAAAGAGCCGCCGATCTGCCCGAGTATCACCGGCAATCTGACGCGCCGCGACATTGAAAAGATGATAAGTGACGCATACAAATAGGACGCTACCCATGAAAAAGAAAACAACCAACCCCATCCGACCAGAAAAAAGCATAGCCGACCTTCGCAAGCTCCTCAAGGCATATCGAGATCTCCTCGATGCCTTCGAGCTGGTGTTTCACGTGGATTGGAAAGAGACGCGTAGTCGCATTGGAGATGATTGTTTTATCTCGCCGTCAGGCACATTCATCGAGCCAGGCTTCGCCGATGAATCTGACAACTGGGCGACCCGCGGGGGCTTGCTCTCATGTTACCGAACTCTCAAGACTATGCTCGGAGAGATTCGCAAGAAAGGGTAGACGATGGCCGAATATGTTGTTTTAGATTTTGAGACCGCGAACCCCAAGCGCGTTAGCGCCTGCCGGTCTTGCGGCGCTGTGTTGGCGACGCAACGGGAATTGCAGCCCCGAAACGCGCAGGAGTCTCGACGTAGTCGCGGTAAGCCACGCTTCCGGGACGCGCCATGATGCGGGCGAGGTTGCGTTCTTGCCTTGCAGCCAGTGCTGCGCGGAATTTCTCTCCGCGGCGTTTCAGCGCGGGGCTTTCCGCTTCTCCCGTTTCTGCAATCGCCTTGAGCATCTCCCAGTTGGCCACGCCCTTGTTGATGATTTCGGCTTTCATAGTCCGAGTCCTTTCATTATGGCGTGAGCCTTGCGGATTTCCTGCGGCGGTGTCTTCTGTGTCTTCTTGACAAAGCCGGAAAGCACATAGATGATATTGTTGACCGCGTAGCAGTAGAAGGCGCGGTATTGGTTGCCCTCCGCCTTTACGCGCATCTCGAAGAGCGAAGCGTCGATCTTCTTGCCGTCTGGCGGAACTATCCGCCCGTCGGTCTCGAGCAGCTTGATGAGCTCCACAAAGCGCGTGATCACCGGAAGCGGTTGCGAGTATATGAACTCGGTCGCTTGCGCCGTGATGACGATCTGCTTCTTGATAGCAGGTGCGTTGCCTTGTTTCGTTTCCATCTTGACTGTTTCCTTTCGTGACCGTTTCGCCTTTTCAGGCTCGACACCGCATATCATACCACAGGTGTTTACACCGTCAAGGGGGTATTTATATTTTTTTTATACCCCGCCGATATTGACCCGCTCCCGCAGGATTTGCTACAATCTCCTCCGTGAACACCCCTATTAGGTTCTCCGAACGGGCGCGGGGTCGCAACTGTGGCTCCTGCATGTGTGAAAAATCTTAACACAAACCGTGATGCGAGTCGCCCCACTATCAGGGGATTGAGGAAGTCACGGTTTATTTTTTGAAGGGTAGGGAATGACGAAGACAGTCAAGGTCGACGCGCGGCTGTACGACGCGGCAAAGCAGCGGCTGAAGGGCGCTGGCTGGGAGATTGACTATGCCATCAAATACTTCCTCGCGGAGGTGGCGGTGCGCAAGCGGCTTCCCGCTTTCCTGAATCTTGATACCGTAGCCCGCAGCTGTTCGATGTGCAAGTTCTACGAACCGATCAATCTTGCGGCATGGGAGAAGGAACGCCGGACGCTTGCGAAGAATGCGAAGGGCGGCGCGACGTTCACCGCAGTGCTGCACGAGGCGGAGCGTGGCGGTTACTGGTGCGAGGTGCCCGCCTTCGCGGGCTGCGTATCGCAGGGCTCGTCGATCGACGAGGCGAAGATGATGATCGCCGATGCCGCCCGGTGTTGGCTCGATGTTCCCGACGTCAGGCTTCGCTACCGCATCACCTCACGCCAGGGCGAGATAGATTTCGGCAATAGGTTCATGACACCGGAAGAGGCTCGGCTTTTACTTGGCGCAAAGCCACGACAGTCGGCGTCCCGCCGACTCTCCGCGCCGTCTCCGGAGGGTTGACGAACATGGCGATTTCCCTTCGGCGGGTGCCAAGGGGTTTTTATAACATACGGCGAAGCAATCACGAAAGAAGGGTGCGGGCTATGACATTGAACGCAGTAATATATCGAGACGAGAGCGGCGTATATTGCGCTGAAATACCCTCGCTTCCCGGCTGCTGCTCGGACGGCGACAACCGAGCCAATTTCGACAACCTTCTCAGGCACTACAGCCGTCTAAAACGCATTCTGGGAGAAGGGGACATTTAAGATCAAACAGAGCGACCAAATTGTGCCCACAAAAAAATCCTC